AAGCCCGAGGAGATCGCGGACAAGATGTCGGCTCAGGTCGAGGGCTGGCAGAAGGGGTTCGACAAGCTGCTGATGGTGCAGGGCATCCAGGCGAAGACCCTCGGCGTCACGCTCCCCAGCCCGGAGCACTTCGTGGCCGTTGCGCTGCAGTCCTTCGCCGCGTCGTTGTCGATCCCCCTGAAGATCCTCGTCGGCACGCAGACCGGTGAGCGCGCCAGCACCGAGGACGCGGCCGAATGGGCGCAGACCAACATGTCGCGCCGGAACAACGAGGTCGTGCCGAACATCATGACGCTCGTCGACCGGCTCGTTCGCGTCGGAATCATCCCCGAGCGGGACTGGCACCTGGACTGGTCGGACCTGACCGAGTCGTCGATGTCCGAGAAGATCGATCGGGCCAACAAGATGGCCGACACGAACCAGAAGATGAAGGACGGCGGCGAGCTGGTGTTCACGCCGGAGGAGATCCGCGCCGCGGTCGATCTGGAGCCGCTGTCCGAGGCCGACAAGTTCCGCGAGGAGCCCGAAGACGACGAAACGGGCGCGGCGATAACGCCGCCGGCCAAAGCGAAGTAAACCCCACAAGGACCAACCGATATGCCGAGACCAACGGACAAGCCGAAGGCGATCAGCGCGTCGAGCGTTGGCAAGGCTATTGCGTGGCTTGAAAAGGCCATCGACCTCCACAAGAAGCACATGGATGGCAGTGCGCCGACCACCGGGAAGGACGGCGAGAAGAGCCAGATGCTCATGATGGAGCTGATGGAAACGGCCTTGTCGTATCTCCAGGGTGATGGCGGCACGACACGCATGGCCGGCATGAACAGCAGCGCTGCTGCCCGGCGTCAGGTCCGCGTGAACATCCGTGCCCGCGCCAACACCAAAGCGGTGCGCAAGGAGAAGCGGAACGGCCGGGACGTTGTGATCGTCCCCGCCGCCACGCTCCCCGACAACGTGGTGATGAACGGAATCCAGTACCCGGCCGACGAGATCGAGAAGAGCTACATCGGCCTAAACCGCACCCCGGCGCCGCTGGGGCATCCCACCATCAACGGCAAGTTCGTCTCCGCCCGGGATCCCGAGGGGATCAACATCGGCTGGATCGGTGCCTGGAACGAGAACCTGCGCCGCGAGAACGGCCGCGTCCTGATGGACAAGGTCATCGACGTCGAGCGCGCGAACCAGACCGAAGGCGGCAAGGCGGTCCTCGCGGCAATCGCCAAGGGCGAGCCGATCCACACCTCGACGGGCCTCTACTGCAACCTCGAGGCCGCCAACGGCGACGTCGACTACAAGCACATCGCTCGCAATATCGAGTTCGACCATGACGCCATTCTCCTCGACGAGGAGGGCGCGGCCACCCCTGAGCAGGGGGTCGGCATGATGGTCAACGCGAAGGGCGAGCAGACCGAGATCGAGGTCATCAATTCGTCGCTCACCGAGATGATCGACCAGGAGATCGACTATGCCGGCCAGCGGCTGGTCGAAGCCCTGACGCGGCGCGAGTACGCCAGCGTCTGGGCGCGCATGAAGACCGCAATCATCGAAGCCTTCGGCTCCGAGCGGGCACCCTCTACCAACAACCAGGAGAACGACATGTCTGGTCCTTCCAAGGAGCAGTTCGATGCGCTTTCCGCAGAGGTCAAGACCCTCTCGGACGGCCTCAAGGACATCGGCAAGACGATCGCCGAGTCCGTCGCCAATGCGGTGAAGCCGCTTGTCGATGCGCAGGCCCAGATCGTCGCCAACCAGAAGGCGCAGGAGGAGGCCGAGGTGGCCGATCTCGTCGCCAAGGTGGTCAAGGCCAACCTCCTCGACGAGGAGACCGCCAAGGCCACGCCGCTGAACACGCTGCGGAAGCTGGCCGAGAAGGCCAAGCCCGGCACGGCGGCGGCGCTCAACGGGGCCTTCGCCGGCACTGGCGACAAGCCCTCCTTCAAGCTCCCCAAGGCGGAGGCCTGATCCATGCCGCGCTACAACAAGATTTTCCTCGGCCCGGCCGAGAAGACCAAGCCGCAGGTCCGTGAGGCCAAGGCGGCTGCGGCCCTCAAGCCCGGCCGCCTCGTCGTGATGTCGTCTGGCGAGTTCGCGCTCGCCGGCGCCACCACGATCAGCAAGGTGCTCCTCGTTCAGGACAACTACCTGGCCATGAAGGGCGTCGACACCGACTGGGCGCAGGGCTCCACGGCCATCGCGATCGAGATGGAGGACGACAGCCTCTACGCCGCCCGCATCGCGAACGGCGTCAACATCACGGCGGTCAACACCGCCCTCACGCCCGGGGCCAACGGCACCCTGGTGATCGCCTCCACCTCGGACCTCGTCGTGGCGTACTCGGACGAGATCTACAACAACAACTCCGGCAGCGAGCAGCTGCTGCGCATCCGCCCGGCTGGCTCTCAGAGCTACCTCTCGGCCGCGACGTAAGGAGAACCAGCCAATGCGCTACTTCGACGAACAGCTCGTCACCAACTCCCGCCCTCATGCGGCCTGGTGGAACGAGGTCTCCATGGTGCGTGAGCACTTCCATCGGTCGGAGGAGGGCCTTGCCCGGCTCGCGTCCGACTTCCTCGGCAACGCTGCCTCGATCCTGCCGCGCGATGCGTGGCTCGACCTCGACGGCATTACCCGCCGCGTGATGCGCTCTGACGAAGGTCAGGCGTGGATGGCGGACCTGATGCCGCTCGCCAAGCCGGTCAACATCGGCAAGCTCGTCCACCTGAACAGCGTGTCCTCGGACGCCGGCCGCGTGGTGCGCTCCATGTCCGGTCAGGTGCCGTCCACCATGGACAAGGTCACCTACGACTACCGCGGCACGCCCGTGCCCATCTTCTCGACCGCCTATGGCCGGGAGTGGCGCGAGTGGAACACGCTGCAGTCGGAGAACTTCGACGCCCTGTCGGACGACCAGGAGGCCCACACCGCGAAGATCCGTCGCGACATGGCCCTCTATGCCCTGGACGGCGACTCCTCGATCGTTTTCGAGGGCTACACCGCCTACGGCATCCGCAACCACCCGCTGTCCAAGTCGATCAACCTCGGCTCGGCTGCTGGTGGCGCCAACATCGACCTCTCGGCGAGCGGCACCACGTCGGATGCCATCGAGGCGTTCTTCAACGGGCCCTTCGGTGCCTTGCTGGACGCGAACCTCGTTTCGTCGCCCGTCAATCTGTACATCTCGCCCGAGATCGCCCGGAACTGGGATCGCCCCTATTCCGGCTCGGCGGGGTTCAAGATCGGCTCGCTGCGTGACGCGCTTCTGGCGAACCGCCGCATCAACAAGATCGCGGTCTCGTTCGAGCTTTCGGGCAATGCGTTCTTCGGCTTCGTGCCGAACGCCGAGTACATCCGCCCGCTCATCGGCATGGCGGTGAACACCACCGCCATCACCCGCACCAACCCCACGGACAACTACCAGTTCCTGGTCATGGGCGCGATGGGCATCGAGATCCGCGCGGACTTCAACAACCGCTCGGGCGTCTTCTACTCCACCGACGTGGATTGATCCTGACGGCCCCGGCTTCGGTCGGGGCCGCTCACCAGGGAGAGATGAGATGAAGATCGAGATCATCGCGGGTGGCATCTTCGGTGCGAAGGGCGAGATTCCTATCGGCACGGTTCTGGACGTGAAGAGTGAGCCCACGGGCTGGGCCGGGCGCTACCGTGTCGTCTCCGCCGGCGGCAAGGACAAGGTGGCTGTGACCAACCCAGCCACCGCCGGCCTGAAGGCTATCCACTACGGTGGCGGCAAGTTCAACGTCCAGAACGGCGACCAGGTGCTCCTGTCCGGCCTCTCCAAGGCCGACGCGGACGCCTTCAACGCCCTGTCTGACGAGGACAAGGAGACGTTCGTCGCTGCCGAGAAGGCCAAGGGCTGATCGATGGCCGGCTACGGCGACGACGCCGGGTTCGCGGCCTGGCTGGCGGGTGAGGGGTACACGCTGCCCCCCGGCTCGCCAACCGCGGCCGTTCTCCGGCAGCGCGGTAGCCGCTACATTGATGCGACCTATGGCGCCCGCTTCGTCGGACGCCCCACTGGTGGCATCGCTCAAGAGCGGGCGTGGCCGCGCATCGGCGCCGTGGCCGGTCCTGCCGTGAGCTATGGCGGGCAGGGTACGCCGATCCCCGAAGACGTGGTGCCCATCGCCGTCATTGAGGCCAGCTATCATGCCGCATGGCAGGAGGCGAACACGCCCGATTCCCTGCTCGGCGCGGTCGTCTCCGGCGCTGGGCTGGTGAAGCGTGAGAAGGTCGATGGCGCCGTCGAGGTCGAGTATGCGGTCTCCGAGGCTACCGATCTCGCCGTGGCCTCGAGGGTGGTGATCCCTACCGTCGAGGGCTTGCTCGCCCCGTTCCTGATCCCTGACGTCCCCGTGATTGGCATCCTGGCGATCTGATGGCCCGGTTCGACTACGGCCGGATGCAGGCCAAGGCCACGACGCTGATGCAGCGCTTCCGGCAGGGCTCGGTCACCCTGACCCGGACGCCAGTCATTGCCGGCGCGAACCCATGGGATCCGCCCACATACGGCGCTCCGGTCACCTACACGCTCGATGCGGTGGTGCGCCC